TGAACAGGGGGCAAGTCGATCCGGAGGGCGATCAGATGAACAGGGGGCAAGTCGATCCGGCGGGCGATCCGATGAAGGGGGGCAGGGGGGAAGGGGAAGAAGAAAGCAGGGGAGGCACAAAAAAAGAAGGGGGCAAGAGCCCCCGCTTTTATTCGTCTAGCAAGTCACTATACTTTTGCCTGTATTCGTCCGCGGTCATGGTCCCCGTGCCATCATCCTGTGATGCCTGGATTGTCTCCGTGTCGTTACGCAGTCCGTCATAGTTCCTCTGCCAGAAAATCCCTATCACGGGATTAATTTTCTGGTCCGCTATCATGCCCTCGCGAATCAGGGAGCATGTACGCATAACCATTTGTGCAAATTGCTTGCGCTCCGGGTGGTTGTCATCCTTTGCCCATTGGGCCAGCGTGGCATGAGTTATCCCCATGCTTGCAGCTGCGCCCATATTGCCCGCTTTAAACCCATCCTCCGCGCACAGTTTGAGATACGACACAAAGCAGTCACGCAGGGAATTAATATCCGACTTGTCCGCATGCTGTGAGATCTCTGTTATCCGCATCACATGTTCAATCGACCGGGCGTTATATGCCATTTCTTCTGGCGTTTTCGCGATCACTTGCAACGATGCCGCGCCACCTTTTGACCTGGCAACCAGCGCGGCCTCACTCATAGTGTACTTTTGCTTCCGCTTTTTCGCACCCGTACCCGATTTCGATTTTTTCGTACCCGTACCTGATTTTCGAGTACCCGCACCCGATCTCACACCCGTACCAGATTTGGTAGACGAGGCCGCACCCGTACCCGATCTCGCTTTTTGAGTCTCCGCACCCGATCTAGACGGCGCACCCGATTCCAGGGCCGCACCTGAATCTAAAACCGCACCCGAATCAGTACCGGAAGTCTCAACCGCACCCTTTTTTCGCAAGGCTTCGCACCTCTTTTCAAAAAAATTTTTCAAAACCCGTTGACATTGTGGCCACAATGTAATAAAATGCCACCAGAACGGGGGTTAACCCAAACGAAAGGAGATTCAGACCATGAAGAAGTATCAGGTAATCGGAGGGCAGTACGAGCCGCATTTGTACGGCGAGAGCGATAGCCTCCGCGGAGCGAAAATCATCGCTGGAAAGCACAAGGAGTATTGGGATAACTGGCAGGGCTGGCACACTCCGTCCGTGTACCTTGCCGAGGATTGCAAGACGATCACGGCCCACGGCATGATCACCGTACCCGATGGGATCAAAATCACCGTGCCTGTTTCCGGCGCGCAGCCGGTGTGATGGAAGGAGGCAGTACCATGAGGATCCAGTTTGAAGCAGGTACATCCCGCCACGGTGGCCACGGCGTAAACTTGCTCACCAGCACCCATTCCGCACCCGTCCTTCTGTACGCAGAGGTCCCCGTACCCGATGGAGCCTCCGATGATTACGGATATTTCGCGCTCAAGGCTGAAATTATCCGTCAGGCAGTCGCATCCGGCATCAACCCTGATGAGCTTTCTTTCTGGTACGATGGTCAGGAGTCGCACCTGGCAGACGATGCCTCGGTAGAATGCGAGGTAGTCGGACCGTGAACGGAGATTTTAACCAGCGCGAGTACATCAGGCGATACCAGCGGGAAAGCAGGATTGAAAAAAAGGTCACTTTCAACCGCAACAGCACCGAAGATATGATACTCCATGACTGGCTCATCACCCGACCGGAGGGGATCGTCAAGTACATCAAGTCGCTCATACGCACCGACATGAAAAGGCAGGAGGCAGACAACAGTGGCATTTGATAAACAGGCATATGATTCTCAGTACGTTAAGCAGTTCAAGCGGCAGTTCATGCTAAAAGTCAGCAGGATCTACGATGCTGATATCGTAGAATGGCTTGAAGCAAAGGATAATCTCCAGACCTACCTGAAGGATCTCATCCGGAAGGACATCGCAGCCCATTCCACACCCGAATCCACCACCGAACCCGATTGACAATCGCCTAACACATCACCGAATACTCCTCATTCGCTCCAGAATGCGTTCTAAGCCCTCTCCGCTATCTCAGATGAGTAAATGGAGGGGGCGTTTTTAGATCGTCTCCTAGGCCCCTTCTAGGCCGTTTAAACGCTAATGTGCAATCCGGTACCAGATTATACAAGTCCGCGCCTCCTGGCGATCATGCTGGCCACCTTGGTCAGGAGCATCCACACGGGCCTCTCATCCGTACCAGTTTCCCGGCAGTACCTCTCGACAGCGAGGGGCAGATTGTGATGCGCCTTGTAGATGGTCACGATCCGCTCACGGTCCTCATCCGGCAGTCGATACATCACACTCTGGACGGCGCACCAGTTTTCGATATCAGCCCTCCGCTTGCCACCGGTCCGGAGCGAGTCCGGGCAGGTGATGTAAAACCGAATCATGTGGTTAACGTACTCTGTGTAATAGCATTTTGTTCTGAGGGCAGTCTGTTCGCCCTTCGCCTCGCTCATCTCCGCTCAATCCTCCTCGATGCGGTCTATGGCAGTCGTGTCCACGTTGAGATGCACCCCGATCAGCTGATACACCTCCTCGATCTCGTCCTCCGCGTCAAACATAATGGCAAACCGATGATCAACGTTTCGGAGGAACGTAACGATGTCATCTTTCGGGTTCCCGGCCTCAAACAGTTCCTTGGCGCAAGCTGCATACATTTTCCTGAAAAACCCTTTCGAGGCTTGCAGATACCCTTTCTCGTACCCGTCATCATAAGCCTTGTCCAGATCTTTCGGTGTGATTCCGTTCCGCTGAAGGCTCAGAATTTGATCGTACCGGCCCTCTTCCTGCCATTTCCGTATCTGTTCTCGTTCCTGCCGCCGCCGCACCTGTCTGTTAACCGCGCCCATAAATATCATACACCACCTTTCAAAATGGGACATCGATATCGTCCACAACAGTCATCCCGCCATTCTCCCAGCCATAGTGCCGGTCAAGGCTCCTCGCACCGAAAACCCGTTTGGTCTTGCTGGAGTAATTCAGCGGGATCCCATCCTTGCCAAGCTTCAGGATGCCGACCAGCCGCGACTTCCCGATCTGAAGCAGTGAATCGAAATCGTCCGTATCTTTCGCCCTGGAGTAGTTTAGCACCAGATCCACCCGGTCCGTGATGTTGGACGAACCAGATACGACATCGTTGTCAAAGTCAGCACCCTTCTCATCCTTCCCGGCTTTCCGGGGATGCGCCACCAGGATGATCGCCACATCGTACCGGATCGCAATGTCCTTGAGCTTCTTCACGAAATTGCTCTGAGCGAGATACAAGTTGTTCTGGTCCTCCACGACATCCATGGCAGTCATCAGATTGTCGATGCACACCAGCTTGACATCCCTCTGCGTCACAACCTTGGTGACAGTGTCAATCAAGCCCTCCGTCTCTTCACCCTCGATCACCTTGTTGTCGTACACAAACGCCCTGCCCCTGTACCACTCGCTGATCCGCTTGTCCGTCTCCTCGTCCAGATAATACTCATCGCCTCCGAACCCGTCATCCCGCACCCGCATATTGGCGTTGCCCGCCAGCTGTGCGTTCAGCCAGCCCTTGAAGTGAAAGTCAGGCAGTTCCCCGGAATAGACGAACACCCCGATATCCTGATCCAAGGCCTCCGCAACCAGCTGACTCATGAAGGTGCTTTTGCCGTCACCACGTTTTCCGGTCAGCAGACAAACCTGCCCGTAGCAGATGCCGCCCTTGAGAGCTTTGTCCAAGTCCCAGATGTTGGTCTTGACCTTTGGCAGCTGTGTGATGTCCACATACTGCACATCAGCAAGCTCCTTGACATGCCCGATCTCCTGCTCCCTGGCATTCAGAACACACCGTCTGACGGCCTCCGCACCGAAGTTCCGCAGAATATCGTTCGCGTCCTTTTCGCCCAGATAATCCTCCATCTGCACCGCCTTGATCCGGCAGGGGATGCGCTGAACGATGGTGTCGAGCAGAGTCATGTGTCCATGCTCCATATCGCCGAACACAATCACCGTGTCGAACTTCTTGACCCACTCAAGGCAGTTCGGAATCCAGGTAAAAGCAGAACATCCATTCGGCACAGAGCAGAACGCATTCGGCGCATTCTCCTGTCCGTTGAAAGCCTCCGCAACAGACAGTGAATCGATCTGCCCCTCCGTGATAACCAGCGTATCGAACCCTGTACACACTTTCATCCCGAACAGGATCGGCTTGCCGCCAGTCTGTGACCATTCTTTCGCCTTGTCCCGGCCCTTGCGGTAATCCATCTTGCGGAACTTGGCATGAACCAGTTTGCCGTACTCATCGAAGAAGGGGAACCAGAGCTGATTCGGCCTGTCCTCAAAAGCAGTAACCTCGTACCGCTCTGCGATCTCCCTGCTGATGCCGCGCCCCTCCAGATAGGCGTAAGCAGATTCCCGCGGGATGATCCGACCCCTTGGCTGCGGCATCTCAACGTACCGCTTTTCCGTCTCCAGCCCGATCTTGTACCCCATGTCCCGGCAAAGCTCCACGAAATGCCCGTGGTATCCGCAGGAGGCCCTTAAACATCCGAACGCGCCCGTCCTCCAGTTCACCGAGAATTTCCATTCGTCATCCTTGGGGGCAGTATCACCGCACCGTGGACATTTCCGGAAGAAGATGTTGTTGCCCTTCTTCTTCGTGTCTGCATGGATATAGCTGATCAACCCATTGAGGTCATCCATGCTCATCACATATTTCATAAGCAGTCAACTCCGTCCTACTGATTTCGCCAGTCCCAATAGTCCTGATAGCAGTCGAACCGATCCCGGTACATTTCCGGGATGTCCTCCACCGTTCCCTGATCCCGTTCGGCTGGCAGTCCGTTAATCATCCCCGAAGGGGATTCCTCGCGCGCGTGCGCGCGTTCTTTTCTTTCTTTTCTTGTATTATCTTTCTTTGATTGTTGTCTTTTGATTGCTAAGTGATTGCTAAATGATTTGCAAGTGTTTGCTAAATGATTGCTCGGTGTCTGGTACTCATCGTAGTTAACGATAGTAATTACAAGGAATTTGGAGTATCGAGTGATTGTCAACTCGCCTGACGAAACCATGTTCGCTAGAGTGCGTCTTGATTGTGCGTATGATGTACCGGTCTTTTTCGCGAGGTTCCCGATACTGGTGGCTACCTGACCCCTGTGGATCGTCACATTTTGGAAGTCGTGGTCCTGGTAATTCGCCATCAGGAGCAGGGTGATGAAGGTCCATGCGGTGATTGGATGACTGGCCCATCTCCACTCAAGGATCTTCCTGTCGATTTTGATGAATCCCTTGCTGTCCGACATCGTCCCACTCCTTTGACTGTAATTGCTTCATGCATTCCAGGCAGATGTAATCGCACCAGATTTTCCCGGCTCCTGCCCCAATAACAAAGTGCAGGAACTTGTCGCGCTTCCCGCACACAGGGCATGTGCCGTATTTGGTATCGTCCATTCAGAGTCTCCTTTCTACTGTTCTATCTGTTTTGTCTGGTCGATGAAGGGTAGTGGATTCCTGATATCATAGTGCTCAGAAGTTCCCTTTGGATACTCGTTGATTACCTGGTATTTAAGCGACTTTCGCATCTTCTTCACTTCTCGCCGATCTCCGACCAGATAAACGTACCGGTGTTTAGCTGTACGAAGCTGTCTTCTGGTTTCGCCTTTTGCATAATGGCGGGAATGACCACCCTCTGAGAATTTGTCTGTCCTTGGCTTTGTAAGGCCAGTATAGAGCCAGTTTGTGGCCTGGTAGACATATCCTACATGATGCCACCCCCCCAGTCTGCATACGATACTACATAGGTTCTATGTGGCAACATCTTCAGACTGTTTGCAACCAGAAAGCTCGCATAATTTCCACCGTTGTACTCCGGATACAGAACCAGTCTGTTCAGCTCAAGTACATGCTTTCTGTTTTCTTCTCCTGCGATTCCTTTGCACAGCCACGGAGAAGCTGGTTGCCCATATGTGACGATGCCGACCGGGGCAGGATAGTCTCCGTCAAACAGTCCATATGCGAATTGTACACACGGCATCTTCCTTGCGTAATGGATTCCTAGGATGAACTGTTTTGTATCGCTATATGCTATTCGTTTAACTCTCAGTCTCGTTTTTAAAGAAACCGCTGTTTCCGTTTGCATCATCCCCTTTTTAAAATTGCGCGGGCAGGGATTTGCACCCTGCATGAGCCGGATCCTGCTCTGGTTGTCGGGCATCGAACCCTTGGGAACAGTACCATTACGTTTTTATCCGTATTCCCGTCTCCTGGACCACCCAGTGTCTACCTATTCCACCACCGCGCACCTGATATTATTCTGTCAGTTTTCCTTCTTCCTCGTTGCCCTGGAGCAGAACTCCAACCCGTTTGTATCGCAGTTGCGAAGTCTGCACCGGCTGTGTGTCTCACTGCCGTCCTGACCATCAAAGAACGCACACTCTTCACAGTAGATAATCTGTGGTCTGCTTCTCAATTCCGCATACAGCTTGTCAGCGGCATCCACCATGGTGGCATGGCGTTCTTCAAGGTTCTCGTACTGTTTCAGCACTTTAATGGCCTCATTGCAGTTGGCCTCATGCTCCATGAAAACCGGAGAAGCATAATCGTCCTGTAGATGCCTGAAGTATTTGGCTGTCTCTTCCAGTCCTTTTATTGATCGTTCTCTTTCATTCATCCTGCTTCTCCCTCTTTTTCAGCCCCTCAAAGAATCGTTCCCACGCCTTAACCAGATCCCCGTATACAGCGAAATGACTCCTGACCGGAGGAGCTGCGTACTGGGCAAGATACTCAGCCACGGTTGAGATCGGGATCATGTCTTCCTGCTTTTTATCTTCCCCCATGTTCATCGGAAAAGTGACCGTGACCTTGACTCTGTCGATCTCTTCTTCGGAATATCCGTAGCCGATGGTTTCCTTGTAATGGCGAAAATCCACATCTTTCTTATCCACACCGAACGAGTTAGCAATTGTCTGGATGATATCGCTCTCAGACAGGATCACCTGATTTTCCATTCCCACTTCACCTCCTGCTTTGGGTGGGCTTTCCTGTGTATGATGTCATTTTTCTTCCACAATTTGGGCAATGTTTGTAGAACCTTATAAAATCAATATCATCAGTAAACTCGTAAAACCATGGTTCGAAAAAGTCGCAATAGGAACAATGCCATCCGTCTACGCCAGTTTTATCCTCTCCATAAATCCATTTCGCTTCGGCTTCCTGCTCTTTCAGCAGGGCAAGGATCATGTTCGCCTCCTTGAATGGAACAATTATTGCATCCTGTGCATTTCCCTCTGATTGCTTTTTTGCTTTTTCAATGGC